TGATGATGTGCAGGATATACCTGCTCTGATTGTAGAACTGAAAGCTCACAAATCTATCTTCTCCTGCTGGACCTCACCATCAGGCAATGGAGTGAAAGCTCTAGTCAAAATACCAATAGTACAGGATGACAAAGAATACAAAGAATATTTTAAGCAAATATCGGCAGTATTTAATGGAGTAGATGAATCAGGGAAAGATATTGCTAGAGCTTGCTTTGAATCTTATGATCCTGATATCTATGTTAATTTAGATGCTGAGAATTATATTATTGATTATGATGTTATTCCATTTGAGAGCAGTGAGGTGGGTAGTATTACTAACATTAAGGTCCTAGATACTGATGAGATAGCTAATAAGCTGATGACTTGGTTTAAAAAGAAGTATAATTCACAGAATAGAAACTCCTCACTCTATAAATTAGCAGCAGCCTTTAATGATTTTGGAGTGGATAAAAATACCTGTCAAGATTATTTAAAAGGATTTGAGCAGAAAGATTTTGGATCTGTAGAGATACTAGCTTTGATAAATTCTGCCTATAAAAAGACTGCTAACTTTAATACTAAGCAATTTGAAGATAAGGATAAAAAAGATAAGCTGATTAACTTTGTGCTGAGTGGTAAGTCTGATGCTGTTATCCTAGAAGAGTTTAAAGAGTACAATAAAGAGAATATTGAGTCAGAGATTCAGACTATTAAGGAGGTAATAAAAGTAGATGAGTTTTGGAAATATGATTTTAAAGGTGATGTATTAATTATACCATACCGATTCAAGTTATTTTTAGAGAATCTACAGTACTATAAGTACTATCCTGTAGCTAACACTAAGACCTTTGTATTTATTACTAAGAATGAGAACTTTATTAATCATGTCTCTGAGTTTCAGATAAAGGATAGAGTGATGGAGTACCTGGTGCAATCAAATCGGATACCTGTATTTGATGCTGTAGCTGAGAAGTCTAAACTATTTACTCCTCAATATCTTAGCATGATAGATACTGCTAATGTAGAGATGGAAAGGGATGGGATAGACTATGGTATGATTTACTATAAGAATGCAGCTGTCAAAGTATTTGCTAAGCACCATGAGATATATGAATACTCAGAGCTAAAGGGATATGTATGGGGTAATCAGATAATAGAAAGAGATTTAATAGATGCTGATCACCATGAGTCAATGTTTAGGAGCTTCATTTGGTTTATCTCAGGACAGGAGGTAGAGAGATATGATACTATGAAGAGCGTGATAGGCTATATGCTACATTCTTATAAGACATCTGCTAACAACAAAGCAATCATTTTAAATGATGAAACTATCAGTGACAATCCTAATGGAGGTAGTGGTAAAGGGATTCTGATTAATGCTATTGGATACATGAAAAAAGTTAGCACCATTGATGGAAAGACCTTTGACTCAAATAAATCATTTCCCTATCAGACTGTATCTTCTGACTGCCAGGTCCTGGCATTTGATGATGTAAGAAAGAACTTTAACTTTGAGAGCTTATTTAGTATAATCACTGAGGGGCTTACTATTGAATACAAAGGTAGAGATGCAATTAAACTACCTGTAAAAGACTCACCTAAAGTACTTATCTCTACTAACTACACTATCAAAGCAGATGGTGGCTCTTTCAAGCGTAGGATGTTTGAGGTGGAGCTAAGTAGTTACTTTGGTACTCATCATACTCCATTTGATGAATTTGGATATATGCTATTTGAGGATTGGAATGAGCAGGAATGGGCGAGGTTTGACCATTACATGATTAACTGCTTGAATTATTATCTAGAGAATGGTCTAGTAGAATCTGAGGCTAAGAATCTAGAGCTAAGAAAGTTTATCAATGAGACATCTCAGGACTTTATTGAATGGGTAGATAATAAGAATTTAGGATTTGACCAAAGATTGAATAAGGTGTCCATGTTTGAGAACTTTATAGCAGAGTACACTGATCAAAAGAAGTACCTTACTAACAGAACATTCAATAAATGGTGTAAGAAGTATGCAGAATATAATGGTAAGGAGTATGTAGATGGATCTAGCAATGGAGCTAGATGGTTTGAGATTAAGTCACAAAGAGATCCTGATGTATGGGATAGTATAAATTATAATTGATAGATATGAAAATTAAAGAAGAGTTTAAAAAATTAATTCCTGCACTTAGTGTAGAAGAGTATAAGCAACTAGAGGAGAACTGCTTAGCTGAGGGTATAAGAGAATCTATTATTACCTGGAATGGCTACATCATTGATGGTCACAATAGGTATGAGATAGCTACAAAGCATGATCTTAAATATGAAAGTATTGATAAGAACTTTGATAGTGAGGAGGATGTTAAGGAGTGGATGATCTGCAATCAGTTTGGTAGGAGAAACTTAAGCAACTATCAAAGAAGTGTTTTAGCATTAGAACTTGAAAGTGTATTCAGTGCAAGGGCAAAGGTTAATTTATCTGAAAGTGGTAAAGGTTGTCTGATATCAGACAAGGTTGATACTAAAAAAGAACTTGCAAAAATAGCTTCAGTAGGTCACGACACAATAGCAAAAGTTAAAAAGATACAAGCTACTGCTACTCCTGAAGTTAAAGCTAAGTTAAGTACAGGAGAGGTAAGTATTAACCAAGTGTATCAGGATATAAAAAAAGAGGAGAAGAGAGAGATACAAATTGAAAAGAAAAAAGAATATGAGGAACGAGTTGAGACAGTTACTAAAAATGAATTTAAAGTAGATATTTTTAATACGGTAAATAAATTTAGAGTAATTTATGCAGACCCTGCTTGGAGTTATAATGACAAACAAGACACCCCTCAACTTGGAGGTGCTGCTAAACATTACGACACTATGAGTGTTTCTGAAATTTGCAATTTACCTGTTAATGAAATTAGTGAAAAAGATAGTGTTTTGTTTTTATGGGTAACTTCACCGTTATTAGAAGATGCTTTTACTGTTATTAAAAGTTGGGGGTTTAAATATAAAACTTCTTTTGTATGGGATAAAGTAAAACATAACATGGGTCATTATAATTCAGTAAGGCACGAAATGCTATTAATAGCTACAAAAGGCAGTTGCACTCCAGATAATAAAACTTTATATGATAGCGTTCAAAGTATTGAAAGAAATGACAACCACAGCGAAAAACCTATTGAGTTTTTAAATATTATTGATAATCTTTACAATTACGGAAACAAATTAGAAATGTTTTGCAGAAACATAAAAAAAGACAAATGGTATGGATGGGGTAATGAAATTTAATATGACAGAAAATTATAAAGAAATGTTACAAAAAGGACTTGAATATCAAGACTTTGTAACTGATGTATTAATTAATGAACTTGGAATAGCTTTAAGTTCTTATGGTTCAACAAAATATCAATATACAAAAGGCGAAAACAAACAAGGTTTTGAAATTAAGTTTGACGACAAATATAAAGATACAGGAAATATTTATATTGAAATTGCAGAAAAAAGCAACGCAGTAAACTTAAATTTTGTTAATTCAGGTATTTTTAGAAATGATAATACTTGGCTTTATTTAATTGGAAATTACAACGAAATTTTTATTTTTTCTAAAAATCACTTAAAATTAATGTACGAAAGTAAAAAATATAAAGAAGTTGAAACTGCAACAAGTAAGGGAATTTTAATTAACAAAATAAACGCTGAAAAATATTGCATTAAAAAAATTATTTTATGACCAAAGAAAACAAAGCAATCCTAAAAGCCCTAGAACTAGCTAGCCTATCAGCTAAATATCCTAACAATGCTTACATTCCTCTATCTAATTGGAAAGATGACTCAGCTAATGCACTGACTCAATGTATCACTGCATTTATAAATTTCTCAGGCTATCAAGCTGAAAGGATTAATACAATGGGTGTATATAGAGAGGGTAAGAAGATACAGGTAGGTGAGAATACTAGACAACTGAAAGGCACTTGGACTCCTAGTACCTCCACTAAAGGCTCTGCTGATATATCTGCCACCATTAGAGGTAGATCAGTGAAGATTGAGGTGAAGTATGGTAAGGATAAGCAGTCAGAAGTGCAGAAGAGGTATCAGCAAAGCATAGAAGCTGCAGGGGGTACATACTTTATTGCTAGAAATTTTGATGAATTTATGATTTTTTATTATAATTTTATTGCAGATATGAATTAATTGATTATCTTTGTTGAAATAATTTAAATTTATACACATGGAAACCAAAACAAAAGCTGTAGTACCAGCACCTGTACTAACTCTGCATCAAAAGCTCCACAAAGCTAAGCAGTCAATCGGCAAAGTAGCTAAGAATGCTACCAATCCACACTTTAAAAAGTCCTACAGTGACATCAATGCCATTACTGAGGCAGTAGAACCTATCTTATTAGAGAATGGTCTACTATTATTACAGCCTATTCAAGGCAATTCAGTATGTACTCAGATTATTTGCATAGATTCTAATGAGTCTATAGAGTCATGTATGGAATTACCTGCAGGACTAAATCCTCAGCAAGTAGGATCTGCAGTGACTTACTATCGTAGATATACTCTGAGCAGTATCTTATGCTTACAATCTGTAGATGATGATGCTAATCTAGCAAGTGTACCTGTTAAGGCAGCTAAGCCTGGTCTATCTAAAGAAAGATTTGAGGAGGCACTAGTATCTATTCAAGATGGTAAGTTTACTATCCCTAAGTTAAGAGAGACCTTTGAGCTTACAGATTTACAAACTAAAGCACTCATGCTACTATGAAATGGCATCCATCATCACTCGGCAAACTAATGACAGCATCTCGGACTAAGTCTGAGGTGCTATCTGAAACTACTAAGAGCTATATCAGAGGTGTAGCTAAACAGGATTTCTATGGCTACAATGTAGAGCTGAATAATAAGTATATTAATAAGGGTATAATGCAGGAGAATGATTCTATTGCTCTATTCAACTCGGTAATGTTTAGCAACTACTCTAAGAACACTGAGAGACTAAACAATGAATGGCTCACAGGAGAGGCTGATATAGTTCTAGATGACCAAATAGTAGACATAAAGACATCATGGTCCTTAGAGACATTCCCTGCTACCTCAGAGGAGGGTATAAATAAAGATTATGAGTGGCAGTTAAGAGCTTACATGATGTTATATGATAAGAACTATGCTAGTCTAGTGTATTGTATGGTATCTACTCATCCATCACTACTCAATGAATGGGAGAACTTATCACTCCATCAGGTAGATCATATAGCTCCTGAGAAGAGAATCACTACTCTACTCTTTACTAGAGACCTAGAGCTTGAGGAGGAGATAAAGGTACGGTTGCATCACTGCACTGAGTATTATGTTAAGTATATTAATCAATTAAATAATAAATAAGATGAGAGATAAATTCTATGAGGCTGCCATGATTGCAGCCATGCAAGCACTAATTCAAAACAATCCTGGTATCAGCTGTAAATTTGCAGCTAAGAAAGCTCAGGAGTATGCAGAACAGTTAGCACTACTGCAGTATGGTGTTTCTAATCCATTCCCTGATAAAGTAGTATGAAAGAAAAAACAATGGCAATGATCCTGATGCTGATAATTTATGGATTGATAATACTAGGTATGTATAATTTAATAACAACTATAATATGAATGAGTACAAAGTAAAAGGACTTATCAAAGTGATAGGTGATACCGTACAGGTGACTGAGAAGTTCTCTAAGAGAGAATTAGTAATAACCGTTGAAGATGGTAAATTCCCTCAATACATCAGCTTGCAAGCTACAGGAGATAAAACATCTCTACTAGATGGCTGTAGAGTAGGTGAAGAGGTGGAGGCATCATTTAATCTGAGAGGTAGAGAATGGCAGGATAAACATTTTAACTCACTAGAGCTATGGAAAATAGATCTATTGACTGCAGCTGCAGTAGCTCCTGCTCATGTACCTGATAATCCTGCAGATGATCTCCCTTTCTAAAGGGCAGAGCCTAAAGGACTTTATGATTAAAGAGACCAAGTCTAAGCTCACCCATAGATATAAGCTCAGTCATTATGCTGAGGATATCGGAGTCTCTTACTGCTCCATTTGGAGATTCACTAATGGTAAGGCTGTGAATGAGCAGTTCTATCTCAAATGGTGGAAAAATTATCTTAAAAACTAATAACTTTATGGCAGTCTTATGGCTGCCTTTGTTATTTTTGCCTAATGAGCATAATAACATACATATCAATATCATGGTTTATAGTAAACTTTGAGCCATTACAGCTACTGATTGACTCAATCTTTAGGAAAATTAGGTTTAGCAATCTATCACTATATCTACATTCATCTGCTAGCTGTATCAAATGTGTATCTTTTTGGCTAACATTAATTTGCACCTGGTCCTTTATTGAAGCAACTATTGTGGCTTTACTATCGTTTATATTACAGGAATGTTTACAGAAGCTGAGCAAGTAATAATACAACAGGTATTTAATCTGCCTGAGAAAGAACAGTCTTATAAGATTAATCTAATAAAACTTAAACCTATTAAGATAAGACTGACAGGAACTCCTGATAAAGAATGTTTTTGTGGTAGTGTGAGGAGAAAGATATGGCTAAAGGATTTCAAGCAATGGTATGAGACCTATACTTGACAACTACATATCAGCTCACTATAAAGAGATAAGGAAATATACTAACTATTTTCTAGTAAGAATGAAGTCTACAATATCTGCCGATGCTGTAATAAATAACTCTTTTCTATATTTATGTAATATAGATATAGAGGTAACTGATCCAGGTAAGGTCAAAGCATATCTATTAAATACTATTAAGATGCAGATCCTTTGGTCTACATCACTAACTAATAGGCAGGAGAGAGTGACAGCTACAGATAGTACTATGCCAATAGTGATGGATGACGATACTGATTTGTGGGATAAGATTAGAGAAGATATGCAGTATCAGGATAACATGGCAGTGATAGAGACATATAGAGGTAGGATAACAGATAGAATTAAGCTGATAGTCTTTCAGACTTATTTTGACAAAGGATACAGTACAGCTAGAGCAATGGCAGAATACTTTAAAATACCTGTTACATCTGCTCACTATTGGATACAAGAGATAAAAACCGATTTAAAAAACCTAAGAGATGAAAATTAAAGATGAGTACATTGGAGCTAAGATCTCCCACAAAGGTAACAGGATTACTTTAGATGCTAACAGATATGATTACTTTGTATCTATAGGATTAGGCTATATGTTTGAAGAGCCTACAGTATCTGAGCCTAAGGTAATAAAGTATAAAGCAGTCAAAGGACCAATACCTACTCCTGTAGTAGATGAGCCTACTGAAGTAACTGAGGAGGATGGCACAGAAGCAGAGTAGCATATCATTCTGCAGAAAGCCTAAGGTAAAGAGACCAGGTGTTCATGCTAAGAGTAAGACCTCTAAGCTGAAATCAAGTAAAAATTATAAGAAAACTTATACAAGACAAGGGTAATGGCAGGTAGACCAAGAACATTAGAATCCCCTGAGCAAATGATGGAGCTTTGGGCTATATATAAAAAGAAAGTTAAAGACAATCCTAGACATTCTTACAGCTTATCTAATAAGACAGGAGAGATAGTAGCTATACCTTTAGAAGTACCTTTGACATTAGATGGATTTGAGGTATGGGCATTTAAAGAGTATGGTGATATCCATAACTATTTTGATAACTCAGGAGATAGATATTCAGAATATAAGGTTGTCTGTACGCATATAAGGAGAGAGATTCGTCAGGACCAAATTAATGGCGGCATGGTTGGTCAATACAATCCATCCATTACTCAACGACTAAACAACCTAACTGAGAAATCAGACATCACTACCAATGGTAAGGATATCTCTGAGATTAAGGTGAACATCATTACTAGTGCAAAGGATTGAAATGATGTGTCAAGCTGTTGAAGCTTACATCTATTCTAAGAAAGGAGTAGCTATAAAGATTAACAGGATAGCAATTATCAGTGATGCTAGGCAAATGGAGATGTTAGCCTATGCTTATGCTTATGCCAATGGAGATAGATAGTACCGTTATATTCCAAAAGAACTATGCAGCTCTCACTGATCCTGCACTAAGATTCATTATCAATGAGGGTGGCTCAAGGTCCTCTAAGACCTATTCTCTTTGTCAGATGCTAATAGTCTACTGCTATCAGAATAAGAATAAGGTAGTATCAATCATTCGTAAGACATTCCCTGCACTTAGAGCTACAGTGATGAGGGACTTTCTAGAGATCATGAAGAGCATGGATATCTATGAGGTGACCAATCATAACAAGTCAGAGCATATCTACTCATTCCCTAATGGATCTATAGTAGAGTTCT